CATTCATAATATATAACCCGCAGAGCGGATTTTTTGCATGTATTTCAATGGGGCGGCCATTTTGTGCTCAGCGGTCGCATTTACTAGCGGGGACGGCGCGTTACTGCACCTTGGGCGCCAGGCCTGGAAAGGGAGTGAACTTGGTGAGACCTGACTTGGGAGGCTCGAGAGGGGGTGGTGGACAGGGTGAGGCCACCAGAGCGTCGACCTTCGGACGGGAGGGTTGCGTGCGAGCGAGTTTCGGTCCCTGCCCTGGTTTACTCAGCTCGTCACGCGCTCTCCAGTATATCCTGTTCGCCACGAAGGCGGAAGACCAGACCGGAGCGGGTTCTCGGTTGGAGAGCTGAGAGGCGAGTGCTCTTCTGAGTCCTTTTCCCAGCGATTTGAGGCTTTTCTCCTTCGGCAGAAAGGGTTGTGGTGAGACGAGGGGCATTCTGGGAGTTCTTTGTAGGGTTCAGTTGGGGTGCGCTTGTTCGGGGTTTGGGATGTGCTGTCTCGGGGTTTCGGGTGGTATATTAATTCTTGCTTTTCTCTTTTTTGTTTCAGTTTTCTGTTTTGAGGATTTCCGCCTGCAGAGCGGCTGCTTTCAGTGGTCCATTGTGAGTGAGATGTACTTTTTATTCTTCTTTCTTCTGTTCCTTTTCCCTGTGGGGGTGAAGGGGGTAGAGGAGGAACTGCGAGCCTTAGAAGGGGAAGATGTAAGCTTCTACGGCGAGGAGAGGGCTCTCGCTTTCTTCCTCTTAATAGGGAGAGAGGATGGAAAGTTCCAGGAGCTATGCTCTGGGGGGAATTGCAGCTCTTGTTCTGCTTTTGCTGGGCGGGTGCGGTTTAAGGAGCGGCAGTTTACTCTGTCCAAAGTACAAGTCAGAGAAACAGGAACTAGGTTTAAGGTGAGGTCGCGGCATGCAAAGGGGAACTCCACCCTTCTCTGTTACAAGTTGACTGTGGCGAAGTTCAGGCCTGTCCTCGTCCCGGTTGTGCTCTCGGGATTCAGCATAGGCCTGTCTTGTGTAGACCACTCTAACCCTTGGGGTTTCTCAGCAGTGTTCATTTGGGACATGAATCACAGGGGGACTACTGACGGCCGAGGGGGCATAACGGGAGGGAAAAAGTGGGTATCCGCCCTTGCGCGGGCTGCTTTCTGACCCTTTTTTGTTGAGGGGGAACATAGCAAAGTACCCGGGGCGCTTTCTGCAACAATGAGTTAGTGCGGCGTCTTACAGGGTTAATGTGCGCTGTAGCTTATAGGAGGAGCTTGCATTATGACAGTTGGTGTTCGAAGGAGAAGACTCCATCGAATCATCGTGTCAATTGCCTTCTTGATCCCAAGTTGCTCTTGGAATCTCCAGAGAAATTAGGTTGCTACTGCATCGACCATTGCAACCTTCATCTCAAAGGGCAGATAGTTTGGACAGCGCCAGATGGAGGGGACTGATTGGAGTGGATGGGGCGACGACTCTGACTTTCCTTGGCCAAAGGGAAGCAGGGTGACCTTTCCTTCATATCAGCTGGAGGATCCGCCCTACGCCGCGCCTTCGGACCTCGACCTTGTAGGGAAAGGACACCTCCACATAGCTTTCGTCATTTTGATTGTCAGCTTGTTTGTTTTACTGCTGGGTGTCCTTTTAGCTTGTCACTTTTTGAGGCGTAGCCTCAGTCCTATCTCTGTGAGCTCCCGGTGCAGCCCCTGCCGCCTCTTTTACGATAGGTGCCGCCCCTACACCAGCCTTGAAAAAGGAGTGGAGCTCAGCTGTGTCTAGGTAAGCTAGTCTTCGCTGCGAGAGGGGTAAGGATGGGAGACAACTACTGGATAGACCCTGTAAATTTGTCTCCTCAGGAGTTAGTTGAGACTTTGCAAAGGATAGACCAGGAAGGATATGAGGTGATAGTTGTAACTGAAGGGGGGTTCCCTATGGGACCGTTCCGAATGGCGTTCAGAATAGATGAAGAGCCTAACATGTATTACATCTCTCAAAAGGATTTAGCTTTAGAATATGACCCTTTGCAATTTCTGCACTGGGTTAGGCAGTACTCGGGAGAAATAATTAACTGGACCCATCACGGCAGGGTGCCTTGGTGGAAGATATTCCAGATGCTGGAAGCCAAATTAGAAGATTCTTACTACTATGAGACTACCATGTTTTATATCCCGTCTTCTATTAGTCACGACTGTTGGTCTTTGTTTTTGCAGTTCTGGCGAGAGGGGTTCGGTAGCCCGCCTTTAGACGTAGCATGGAGCTGAGTCGTATCCCTGAAGGGCTGGTATGTTCTAGTGGGCGACCTTACCACGCTAAGGCGTGTTTCAAAGCTACGCTGCACGGTTTTTGTCCTCCTTTTGTCTTACAACAGGCTCTTAAAGAGCTTCTAACTCCTGTTTTATATGATCAGTTTTACTGCGAGACTCCTCTGTCTCAAAAGAAAGCTCATGTGCACCGGTGTAGGAATAGGTGTGTCACTTTCTACTGGCACTGCCACTGCAGTTCTGCCAACTCTCTACAGTGCGCCGCTGCCAAGAAAGTAGCCAATTCTGTGTTTTATCATTCTTTCATAGTGATGCAGAACGACAACAAAATGTGTCCAGTTCCCGTATGTTGTGATACTTGGGCATGTATCCCATTTAAACCTCTGGGGATTGTAAAGCAACGGAGATGCACTTGCTATTTCTTTGTCATGGGGGGTAAATTTGAAACTGAAGTATTGCACGTCGCTAGCGAGTACTCTGTTAAGTTTTTGCCTTTCAAGCCGAATGTAGAAATTGTTTGTGTGATATGTTCTTGTGTTGACTCTCCTGAATCCTGTTTGAAACGTGTTAGGAGAATGATGAACTGTTTGAGGATGGTCATGTGTTGTTCTTTTGTAAACGCAGATGCATTGCAACGCTGACTACCATCCGCTGTTTTCCATAAACTTCCAATATTTAACTAAAACTATGGTGGAGGAAGCCTGCTGTGACCCTGTGGTGCTGCGACTCTTATGTATTCACCTGTGTGACTTGCCGGGAGCGGACTTTGTACTCCACTGCCACTGCGGAGATGCGAGCCGGCTGGAGTGTCAAGCTTCCAGAGTGGCGTTGAAGCTCTTGATGGGAAGCATGAGACCAGTCTTGCGTACTCCCCTTCCTTGGACCAACTGCTGCACAAATGTGGCCCACTACTGCGTGGGGAGCGTCGGCATCTTGAGTGTGTGGCGATTCTCCCGAAGTGTCACTGAAGACCTCTTGAGGGAGTTGGTGGACTTTGCGAAGGTAGACCTCGCGAAAAAGACTGTCTACCAATTCAACTGTTCTGATTGCGGCACCCTGCGATGGCTCCTCCTGTCTCTACACAAAACTGTGAACTTGCCTGATAAGGTGGGCTTCCACCTAGGGCAGTATGATGTGGGTTTATGGAAAAATGTGGACACTTGTCAGCTTAACTCGGGACATTCTTGTATGTTGAGATTTATCAATGTAAATAATGAAGAGTACCAAGAGCGTTTCTTGAAATCTTTTACTTTTAGAAATAAACGTTGTTTGGAGTGAAAAAGTTGTCTGCTGTTATTAGACCTTCGGGGAGCGGGGTGGGACGCCCTGTCTATAAAGGGTACTGGAAAGAATAAGTCCATGAAATAAATGGATATCACTTTCAGTGAGGTAGAAGAGCTTCCGCTCCCTACTTCTGGCAGACTGCGAGAAATCTCTAGAGTAAGAATTCCCTCGTCTACGGACACTATCCCCGTCCCCAGTGGAAAAGCAATGAGCCACCGGCCTTTGGGGTGGGCAGTGAGGAAAGAAGAGAGCTCTGCGCTCGCAGGCGCTTTGAAAGGTCCCGTTAGGCCATCTCCACTGTACGCAAAGAGGGTTCTCTTTGTAAAAGCTCCCAGTTCCTCTTCTCTGGCTTGGAAAGCGAAAGAGACTCCTTTGTCATTTTGTAGCTCTTCTGCTATGTCTAGAGAAGTCTTAGAAGGCGGGCTGGGAAGGGGTTCAATGGAGTTGCTTTGGAGGTCAGCCCGTGGGGCGGGAGCCATCCTACTCATTTGATTACTGAAGGTGGCTCCTATGACTTGTAGTTTTCCATTCACCACGGTCAACCCTGGGCCAATGTCCAAGGTGAGGCTCTTGCTCGAGTAGTCCCAGACTAAAGGGGGAAGAGGATAGGACTCCAAGACTCCCGCTGCGTTCACGTTTACGCCCACCCCCGTGGAAATCTGCAGACTTCCTTGGGCACCCACAGTGAGCCCTCCCCCTACACTGAGTTGCAGGGCCCCATTAGACATCAGTTGGAGGGGAGCGTTTGGAGACACCAAGCCCACCCCACTGCTAGTAACACTGATAGAAGGAAGATTATTTATGGTCAGTTGCCCAGAGGGGAGCACCATCATAGAACTGTCTGTAGATAAAGACAGGGTGTCTCCGCTTTGCTGAAGAGGAGGGTCTGCTACGATTTTCGCCTCAGAAGTGAGTTTTCCGTCCACTACAGAAAGTCCGTCTCCGATTTTGAGTCCCACTCCTCCGAGGGTGACGTTCAGAGGGTCCACCGTCTGCACTGCTAGAGAGAGCCCGTCTGTAGTAAGACCGCCGCCCGGGACCAAAAAAGGGGGCAGGGGAATGGGGACTTCGTCCCCGAAAGGGTACACGGGGTCTGGGTCGGCCGCTGATCGTTTTATCTTCTTCATCTAGGCAAGAAAGGTCAATGACTGAAGTTAGGCTAAACAACCAGACCCTCGTGCGTCTAGAAGCCCCCACTCCCAGCTGGAAATGGATAAAGCTGTCCCGGACCCTCAAACTGAAAATGCTAAACTTACCGGGGGTGAAAATTTTCAGAGGGGCGCCGGAAAATGAAGACCAAGACAGAGATAATCTCATGTAAGTAAATTTTATTAGACACATCATCATCTGTACTGCAAAGTGGCCAAAGAAGTGGCCAGTACCTGATCCTTAGGATCAAAAAGTGGGCTAAACTCTTTGGGAAACAAGGTCAGGTTCCTAGAGAAAGGGTGGTCGTACACCACTGGCGGGAACTCTGCAGAAAACTGGTACGGGGTCATTCCTTCTGTTCTGGGCATCCTAGGTTGCTCGGTCAAGAGAGAGACTACTCTGGAACTGGGGGCAACCACTCCTCCTCCTTGCAGCTGCTGTCCAAGCCTGCGGTAGCGCAGGATGGGAGGCTGGGCATAAGTTAAAGTAGGATAAGAAGAGAGGGCGTTACGACCCTCCTCTGAGAGCAGAGGGTCTCTTTCTTCTACGGGGACCCATACTCCGTTTTCCTTCACCAGCCAGTTGTGAGGAAAGGGCATGGCATCTCTTGTGAACTTGCGGTACTCTCTGCCGTCTCCCAGTCTGTAGGAGGAAGGAGGAAGTGAGGCCCCTCCTGAGAGGAGAGACGGGCTGGCGCCTGCCAGCTGCTCCCCCTCCGCTGTAAATATAACATCAGGGATGGTCCTTGGACCCGCTATCGGGTTGGGAGCAGGAAGATAAGCTGTTGACGCAGGTTGGGAGAGCTGTTGCGGTTTCCAATCATTAAACGAGTGAGCCATGTCAGCACGTACTGTTTGTTCTCTAAAGTCATCTATCTTGTTCCGTTGGCGGTTGACCTCTTGCACGCGATGGTACATGTTGTTATCAGAGCTTAGCCAGTTTATGACCGCCCCGTAGTTTTGGCGGGCTCCAGCAGCAGTGCCCGTTTCTGGTTGGTATTGCCAAATGTAGGGAGTGACCGGGGCCTCCATTCTTCCCGCGCTTTAGCCTTTAAATTAAACTCCTTCGCTGTACTTTGCCAGGAGTTTCTTGGAGTCGTCCAAATACTGCTGCAATTTCTTGCTGTCTCTCTCGTACAGGTACCTCTTTGTTATACTAGGATACGTTCTGTTTCTGATGGAAGGAGTGTGAGCTGGCTTCTTTAGAGATGCCCGTCTTATTTCTTCCAGAACTCCAGCTATATCGTGCTTCAAGTCAACGTGAAGCATGTACGAAGGAGTCCCGTAGTTTCCTTCAAGAAAGAATGAAAGAGCATTTTAAGGAAAGGTTTTAAAAAGGGGAGGAGAAAGCAGAGAGCGGTCAAAGATACAGTGGGTTATGGTTCATTTGTTCTACTTACTAGGAGCTTTCGCGGCGGGTGCCTTGGAGGGATTCTTTCTCTGCCGTTTCTTGGCGGGGATCGGGGGTGGCGCTTCTCCCTCCTCTTCCTCTTCCTCGCTTATCTCTTCCAGTTCCCCCTCGCTGAGGGGTTCTCCGTCCAAGCTGCTCTGTGGGCTGGGAGGGGGAGCCTGCGTCTCTCCTAACTCTTTCTCCAGCTGCTTGTAGGCCTCTTCCAGCGACTGGGTTTTGTTTCCCATATGATGGTAGATCATGGCTAGGTTTTTCCCCGTAACTGGGACCGTCTTGTAGCTCTTCTCCGATGCCATGACTGCTCTCTCCGAGAACTTCTCCGGTCTGAGGGTCTAGGTAGCGGCCGCCGCCTCTTTTTAAAATGCTTTTTTCCCGCCTTGTTTGGCTTTCTCGGATGAGAGCCAATAGTTTGGGTTCTCGAATAACGGCCGCGGTGGGCTCAGTTTTGAATTGGGCCTTGTCGTCCTTGTACAAAACTACCTGGTGGGGGTGGAAGTCCTCAGAATAGAACTTTTCCATATAGGCATTGGCAAATACTTGAGGGGTCAAGCTGAAACCTTTCCCTTCTGTATCGGGCCCCCTCACTTCGAACTTTCCTATGCTCAAGATTTCATTCAGCAACATGGGATTGTAACAGGGCATGCGGTGGGGGGCACACAAATTGCAGTCGCAGAGAGGGAGAGATATGGAAGACTCATCAGGAGCCTGCACATACTGCCCATGATTCAGCAAAAACGCGGCTAGTCGCAGCAGCATGACGTGGGCCCAGAGAACTGGGTGACTCTCTTCGTAGGTCAGGGGTATAAAGTCCGAAGGTAGAGCAGGGCACACAGAAGCAGGCACGTTCGACTTATTATTAATGAATAATCTAAAGTTAGCAAGCTGGGTCTGGTTCACGAAATCTGGAATGTTTACCACCAGAGCTTCCCTTAGCAGTGGGGGAAACACGGTGTTTGACACTAGGGAGCACGCCTCCGCATAGTTAGCCCCTGCCAGCTCGGGCTTTAGGGATTTCACCCTTTCTCTTAGATTCCTTTCGGTTTCTTCGTCTATGGTCTGGCTCCAGATGTCCATGGCCGTTTGCCAAGCAAACACCAAGTATAAGTAAATGGTATCTAAAATGTAGTCAAACCGATCTGCCCCTTCTAACTGCCTGTGTTGCACGGGGTTGTTCAGTCGGTTGCGGTGGGTCAGCCCGTGGAATGTCACAAACTCGCTTAGATTGACTTCGGTTAGGAGGTGGACCATTCTGACAAAACCGTGTAAGAAAGTGTAATGGAGTGACTCTTGTGTGTTTTTAATGACAACTGGGTGAGTGAAGAGCCGCTGTATGCTGAGGAGTACAGCACCAAAAGTGGCCACGGCTCCTAAAGTTTCTCTCTGCTTTGTTTTCTCTGCCTGCCCTTCTTGGGGGAGGTCTTCGTCGGTAAAGGCTAGCTTGTACTCGCTGTCTAGGTCATTGGGGTCTTGAGACTCTCCAATCAAGTAGTCAAACAGAATTTTCTGCACTTGGGGAGGAAAAGTGAGGGCTGGATAAGAATAAGACTGCTTGGAAGAGCACTTGCTTTCATCCACTGCAGTGGTCCTAGGGGAGTCTTCTTCCAGGGGTGCTAATTTTTGGTTTTCTTTTAGCTCGGCCATCAGGCTCACGTTCCCCAGCGAATCGTCCCACTCAGAAGGATCTGGGATATCTTCTAAGCAGGAGGACCGAGAGCAAAACTGAGAGTAAGTGTCTGTTCCGCTTCTGTTGCCCTTGCACGATGGTGGGATAGATGTAGTCAAGAAGAATGGATAGTGGAGAGCTAAGCACTCCGGGGTCAAGAAAGGGGGAAAAAAGTTTAGTTGGGGGTCGGGTCCGCTGTCTGCCTTTCTGCTATCGGCTGGGGCAAACAGGTTCTTTTCTAGAATGTAGCCCAGGTCAAGTAAGTTGCAGGCTTCGCTGTCATTTTTGCAGATGCTCTGCAATATTTTTACTTGTCTTTCCAAATGCTTGCTGAGCAGGTTTTGACGTTCACCCTCCGCTGCCATCTAGGAGAAAATTAAAGATTTTCTGTCTTTTGCAGCATGTCACTGTCTAAGACCAAGAACCCAGCTCTGCTAGCCGGGCCGGGAGACGAAGCGAAGGAAAAAGTACAAGCCGCCCTTGAACTGTTACACAAATTTGGCTCTGCTTTTAAAGTAGACACCGCTGGGTTCTCTTTCCACCCCGAGTCCCCGGAGTGTGACAAAATATTTGGGGCCTACCTAAAAAACGTGAAGCACGTTCCCACGTACAGCTCGGCAAAGACTCTGACCTCAGTAGGGGGAAGGATACTATATGCCGCCACTTGTCAATATGTAAAGCTCACCCCTGTCACAAACTTAACCGGGTGCACTCTCTGGGAGCACGGTTGGGGCCAGAACTTGAAATGCTACCACGGGGAAGGCATGTGCAGGAAGAAGAACGAGATAGAGATGGCAGCTACCTCCGAATCAGGAGTGGCTGCTTTAAAAGAGGGGAGAGGGGCAGTGGAAATCAACAGGTGGGGAAGGCAAGTTGTAAAAATAACCCAAGAGAACTACGTCATTTGCATGGAAGACTTGCAGTCTCGGTTTAACCAACCCTCGGCCAACAGCTGCGGTTTGAGCTTTTCTGACTCTGATAAGGCTCGTTCAGCCATGGAAAATGCCACTGAGCTGACACGCTCCATTTTTTCCCAAGCCAAAATGGATCATCTTTTATTTATGCCCATTTGTTGCTACTGCAACTATGGCGGCAAAATGATTCTGGGAAGGCAGTTATGCAAGCTGACTCCTTTTTCCATTTCTGGAACGGAAGGCTTGAGAGAAGAAGACGTTAGTCCCGTGCAGGCGGTTTCTGTGCGCCACCCCGCGGTATTTGTTTTCCAGTGCTGCAACGCTACTGGAGGCAGCAAAGGGAAAACTAGTTGTGACTTCAAAATTAGCCACGCAGACCTTTTGCAAGTCTTAAACTTGGTTCGCAAGATGTGGCTAGAAGTCATGGGGTACCCCATGCCAATACACTTCCCTAGGTTCAAGTGGAGCCCCAGCCTGAGAGTAAAGAACGCCCTCTTGCCTGAAGGCTCTGTCAATGAAGATGAGAATCCTTTCGGGTTAGACAATTCTGAAGATGAAGAAGAGGTAGTGCCCCCCTCCCCTCCTTCTCCCGCTAGAAAACGGACCCGGACCACGGTGGCCGAAGTGCACCACAAGAAAAAGAAGAAGATTGTCTTGGAGTCGTCAGAAGAAGACGAATAAAAAAGATTTCTTTGTCAATGAGTTTTTATTAAATGCAACCTTGTATTCATAACAATGTTTCTGGCGTTTTTTCTGAAATAGGCACATTTAGAAGACAGAAAGTTATACAAGATTTGTTGGTTCTTATGGAGGGCTTCTGGAGAGCGTGGCACCATGCCGCTCTTCTGTCCGTCCAAAGATTGAAACAGGGAGGTGCCGAATGGGTTAGAAGGACTCAAGTGGGCGCAGTATAGGAACAAGATGCAGAAGAGGCCGCAAGACCCAGCACAGGTGCACTGCACCGCCTGGGTATTTCTTTCTAGGGTGACGCAGCGGTCCGCGCTGGACAGAGCAGACCGCTGCACCATGTTCTGGTAGGAGAAGCCGTAGTATTTCTTTAGCTCCGCGTTAGTCCAGCCCAGAGGGTCAAACAGGAACATTTTTCTGGAGGTGGGGTCCCAAGCTAAAGCTATCCAGTGTACGCCCCCCTGCTCTCTAGGCCCCGTGTTTACTATAGCTGTCTGTCTCCTGTCTTTAGATATAAAGCCAGGGAACCTGCAATCAAACGTCCCCAGAAAGCCAGACTCGAGATTTAGCGATCGCACCATCATCTTCAACTCTTGCTCGGAGCTCCCGCTCATGTCGCGGCTGATCCTGAAGCAAACGGCAGGCGCAGATAAGCTACGCTAATTCCACTGCGGGTAGGTTGGTTCACAACCACTTGGTCAAACACACCGAACAAGAGTAGCAAGTAGGTAGGCTCGTTCATGGGGTCTACGGTGAACTGCATGTTGAGGGAGTGGCTAGAGTTCGCATACATGACGTTTTGACCTAAGTCTGTGAGAGTGCCCATGTTTAAGAAGTTACTGGAGAAGGGGATCTGCCATAGGTAGTTGTCTACCAAAAACTTCTTCTCTGTGGTCTGGTTGGGAAGGGCGTCTCTTCCAGTAAGAGGGAAAGGCCAGTTAGCCACATAGGCGTGCCCGCACCTCTCCAGTAAAGCGTTAGTGCTAGTTTTCTGTTGGAACCCGCAGTTGTTCCAGATGGGCATGGTGGCTGGATTGTTCAGGTACGCCGCCATCAAGTTTGGATGAGTGGCGTCGTAGACCGGAACCTGCCTGCTCATGGGTTCAAAGTTGTTTATGAATCCGTAGTGTTTAGTACAAGATGGATAGCTGAACCCTTGATACCCTTGGTTGTAACTAGCCGCCATTTGAGTGAAGAAAAAGTCTTTAGTAAGATTGCTCTGCATGGTGTTGTAACCTTCGGGATCTTGGTTAGGGGGATCCTTTATCTCAAACCAGTTAGGAACCAAAAGCCTGTCGTTGCCAGGCCAAGGCACGCTAGAGTCCCACTGGATAGAACACCGCTGAAAGGTGTGAGATAAGTAGAAGGTGCCATCTAGGTAGGGGATGGTCCCAGAATACTCAAAGTTGGGATCTTGAGTAGCTCCTATCCTAGGGGTCTCGGTGACCTTGAGTCGGGTGAAGCTCCACCCTCTGAAGGCCCCCCACGATCTGTCTGGAATGTTTACAACCACCGTGTTGGAGCCTGCGGGGATCTGATATAGATTATTCACAGCACCCAAGTAGTCGCTGAAGTTCTGGTCATTGGTTGCATTCCTTAGCATTAACTCCAGCTCGCTCTGGGTGTCATAGTTCATAGGGAAGAAGCTGACGTACAAGTTGACTTGGTTGTATGTTATTTGTGCCCCGTCCTCTCTCAAGTCGTTCCCCAAGGTGGACTGCAGGACCATGTTAGGGTCTTTCCTGAAGTACCACTCGTAGTTGTAGGTGCCGGGCAGCAAGAGCAGATTCTTTATAGCAAAGAACTTCTGGGGCACTTGGATGTGGAAGTTGCAGTGGCGCCCGTTGCCTAGAAGCTGCGAGCGGTACTTTAATCCTGTGTTCCTGTGGTGGTTGAAGGGGTTCACCGTATCCATAACATCTAGAGACCACCTAGCCCCGATGTCAGTCCAGGTATCAATGATGTTAGGGAGGGGTAGCCTTCCGTTCATGTAACCGTAAGAAAGGTGATTAGCGGGGAGGTCAATGTTGGGAGGGGTGAACTTGTATGTGTCCGGCAAGTACATTGCTACGTTGGCATACAGGAAGGTGCGGCGCAGGTTAGCCGGGAGGTTCATCTCCACAGCTGGGATGTTTCCATAACCTATGTGGGCTACCGTGTTCGCTGTCGCGGCGGCGGTTTGATTGGCTGTATTCACTGTCATCTCTGTCCCCACTGAGGACGGAGAAAAGGGGTTCTGTATGCCCTGGATAGGGAAGGACAGGTTGGGGGGCCCTTCTTCGTACCCGTCATTTTCTATGATTCGGACATGCCTGTCGTAAGAGTCTACGGCCTGGTTCCACAGAGCAAAATAATGCCACCTGCTGGTCAGGTCCGCTAACATGTACTGATAACTGAGCTCACTGTTTCTGTCATTCAAGTCCAGCACTACATTGAGTTGCTGGGTTTGAGAAGAAAGAGAACCGGTATTGGAGCCGCTGTTGTAGTACATGATCCCTATGAAGTTGTCTCTGAAGCCTATGTAGTTCGGCCTGTTCCCTGCAGAAGTCGACCGCCCGTCATCTACGTAGTCTACAAAGTGGGCATCTGGGTTTTGCCAGTCAATGACGTCAGTAGCCATGGTCCCGGACACCCTACCAGCCACGTTCGTGGTGTTGACGTAGGTTTTCTCTATGGGAGCGGTGCTAACATCTCCAGCCGCGGTTTGAGGGGCCGCGTAGGCCCGTAAGCACGGGAACTGCTGGCCTTCGCTCTCTTCTGCCACCACCCGTCCCAGCCCTGCCTTTGTAGTAGCATCGACTACCTCCGGACCTGAATAGTTAGGAAGACCATCTTGGGGGTTGGGCTGGACATTGGACACCTGCTGCTGTATGGCTTCTGTCACTCCAGTGTTTGCCGCCGCGTAAGTCTGTGGCAGCTGGGCAACTACATGAGTGTCATTTCCCACAATAAAAGGACTGTTAACGGGAGCGGACTTAGGAGCCAGGGGGTTGTAAGCTGTCCCTCCGTAGGGTTTGAAAGAGGGTCCTCTGTCGAGAGTGCCCTTGATGTCAAAGTAGCTGCTGCCGAGGTCCACGAGGCGATTGTCTCCCACGTTCAGAGTAAAGCGGGCTTTGTAATAGTTTGCATTGTCCTCTATTTGCATGGGCACGACTCTCAGCTGGAGCTTCTGGGACCTGTCGGTGGTGACACCGGCAGAGGGAGCAACGTAGGGATCCCTAAACTTCTCTCCAATATTGAAGTAGTTTTGGGTGGCCTGGATAAATTGGACCAGGTTCTCTGACAAATACTCTTTGGCGCTCCTACCCGCGATGTGAAAAAATTCACGCTGCGGCTCCATCTGCAATCAAAAGGCGACCTATTTAATAACAGTATCTTTTACTTCGGTAGCACACTCCATCTCCTAACATGTCTTCCAATGCTGAGCCCCAGCCTCGCACACGCTTCCTTTTACGTGGCCGAGAACCTGGAACGGCGATAGGTCTGGGAGCAGGCTCTTCAATTAACGGGCCCAAGGCTACGCCCCTGTCTGGCGGAAGAACCTCTGGGCGCATCTGACCCGGGCGTACTCCGGTGACCAGAGGAGGAACCGGGGCTGGGATGGGCATAGGGACTGCGGGAGCGCTGGACGGGAGTTCTGTCTGTGTGCTCGCTAGGAGCTGGGCGAGCTGTTCTTGAGTGAGTGGCGGCAGTTGTTGCTGCTGTGCTCCCAAGGCTCTCTCTCGTAGCTTTTGTAAGTCGCTCTCTAGTTTTAAGCGGCCGATGTCTGCTAGACTTGAGACCGTCTGCCCGGCTAGAGAACCCACGTTCTCCAGCACCCCGCTCTTAAGGAAGCCTTCTTTGGCTTGCTGGAAGCCTTGAGAATTCCCTATCCTCTGGGCTGTGCTTCCCAGAAAAGAGCCTATTCTGCTGAGTCCGGAGCTAAGAGAGCTTCCGAGACTAGACCAACTGAAGCCGCCTGACATTTCGCTGTTTCCTATGTGGTGTCCGTACACGGGCAAGCCGCAATGGGGAGCTAATCTTGAGTACGCCATCTCTCAAAAAGCAGCCAGAAGCAATCTGTCGAAAACAAGAATTTTTATTCGATAGCGTCCCGGAAATTATTTTTGCTTGGCGGCTATAACTATGCCTGGTATGGATCCTATGGCTGCGGCTAGAATGGGAGCTAAGAGAGGGAGGAATCCTCCCCTCATCCGGCGGGTGCCCACTCGGGTGGTTTTTGACGTTCTGTACACTATTCGGCCCCCGCGCCTGCGGACGGTTGACCTCGCTGTCCTAGTGACAACTGTGCGAGTACGGGTTGTTCGCCTTCGGCGGCGGTAGGAGGTTCTCTTAGCTCTCCTAAGTCTTGCCATCTGCAAAGAGTAACGGAAATCAAATTCGGCGAGTATAGCGAATGCGGGGTCCCGTCTTCTCACTACGACTTTTTCTTGCTGACCTGCGGCGAGCCGAGCGGGCTGTTCTCCTACCTGCTTTGATCAGTATAACGTCAGGCTGGACGCGCCTGGTGTGAGTCCGGCGGTCATGCTTGCGGCGGTACTTTTTCAAGTTGCGTCGCAAGTGAGCTCTAGTCGCTCTTCCGTTCCTTTGCCCCCCACTGTCTCTAAAGTAGTGCCTGACGCTAACTGGAGTTGAGTCTGTAAATGTGAGGCCCGTTGCCCGGATGCGCAGTTTTCCCAGCCCCCAACCTGTGTTGTCAGAAGGGCTAATTAAAATAGGCATTGGACTATTAGGAATGTAAGGTCCCGCAACGTTTGCCAGTTTACTGCAATGTGGCGCTCGACAGGACTTTAGGAGTCACCGTCGCTAGAGTTTTATATATGTACGGGCACGCTCTCCTTCGGTCGTCCGTTAGGGTCACTCTTTGCACTCCGGATAAGCTATTTCTCAGGGGTTGAGTGCCGTGATCTGCAACATAAGGTACATTCTCGCTTATGAACTGAACGGTGTCGTAAGGTGGCTGCATCAATATGGCGTTCTTGGGAAAGCGGTTGAAAACTTTAGTAGTGTTAGTCATCTGCTCTACCAGCTGGGAATACACAGCGGTGGTATTGTACACCACCCGGCTGCTGAGAGGAAATAAATGCATGCCCACGACCGGCAGAGTAGCAGGGTCTGTAGTGTTGTTAGTAAAGCTGACGGGAGCCTTAAACGTGTCTGGGAGAGACCAGTACACCTGCCCTAGGCCTCCTGTGATGTCTGGCACAGTTAAGACATGAGTTGTCTTAATCTTTCCTCCTGCTTGATAAGCTAAGCACCAAGAGCGGTAGAGAGTCTGCCAGCTTTTTGGGGCCACTTCCTGCACGTGGTAGGTGAGACCGTTTTCGTCTACCTCGAGAGGAACTGTCTGGGCTGGATACTTTGCTAAATCTAGAAGAGCGGGGACGTTTCCCCCTTGCAAGTCGTCATACAGAATAGTGAATCCTGGCTCGTAAGGGGCCCTCTTTCTTATTCCAAGCATGTTGCTGATTCTGGAGTTGGTAAAGTCCACTCCACAGCCCGGCAGCAAAACAACGTCAGGGTGAAATGCTTTGTGTGTGTAAGCTCCGGGAGTGACAAGGGTAGTTACGGGGTCTCTCCCTAATTTAAAGTTGCGGGTGTCAAACTTCACTCCGATGTCTGAGACTTCTACCCCGTGCTGCCTGCCCACTTCCAAGTAGTTTTCCACTACTGCTTCGTTGAGCATGTCTATCAGAGACGACAAGGTGTAATTCTCTTCGGGGATAGTGAGCTCAAACCAAGTGAAGACAGGGTTGGTTGGATCTGTTTTGTCCGACATGAGTAGAGCTTTGAAAGAGTTGCTGTTAAAGAACTCTGTCACGTTGGGGCAATTCGTTTTCAGAATGGTGTCTAGTTGCCCTCCCCAGCGGGACCGGGAATCCAGCTTTATGTCCTGGGTGGCCGCGTCAGAAGGCGCGACGTCTACGTTTTGAATGATATTCGTAAAGAAGTTGCTGTGGTCTTTTGCTATGTTCATGTTTTGAATATCACTGGTCTTGTTATCTATCATGTAGATGTGCGTTGTGTCTTGCAGGGGAGCTAACGGATTATAGCTGATACTGTTTCTGCCTTCCGTCGGAGCCAGAACCCGGGGCGGTGGGACATAAACCTCCATCTACACAAAAGACATGGCCACTCGTCAGGTAGCTATCTTTTTTTTTATTTCAATCCGTTACGTGGTCTCAAGTAGTCGAAAGGGTTTCCTAGTCCCGTTCCGGACACATCCCTGTCTCCCTCTGGGTCATCAACGGGGTTCCAATATTTTGCACCAGCCAACGGAGTGTAGGAAGTGCGCACAGAAGACAGAGAAGGAGCAGAAGATTCTGAACTAAGAGAAGGGGCTGGAGAGGGTGGCGTGAGTTCCGCTATGCGTCTCCTTTCTATCTCTGCTCGGCGCCTCTGCCTCTGCCTTTTTATTCTTTCTCCCCTGTTGCCACTGAGAAAGCGCGTAGCAGCGAGAGACGCTGCGGGCGCCAGAAATTGACCGAGGGAGGGATACAAGGCCTCTCCGGCAGCGTTTCCGATGGCTGCGGCAGCAGAGGGGAGGACGGCTCTGGCAAGAGTCGCCCCGAAATTCCTATTACTAGCACTGTCAACCGAAAGAGAACTGCGACTAGGTCCCCCATAAGAGACAGAAGGAGGCGCAGATCGGACAGACGGAGTCGGCGGTACAGATGGCGACATAGGCCGTAGCATAGTCATCCCACAGGTACCCAGGCTCTGGATCTTCGAACTCTGCGGGCTCGAGGAAGGGTCTTCGAGGAAAGAGTAACTTTCTCTCGGCCCTGCCTCTTCGAGCGCCTCGCGCTCCGCTTCCGCTTCCCTTTCCACAAAGAAATCACCATAGTTTTGAGTCCAAAAAGACGGCGGCGGAGTCCAATACTTGTTAGAATAAATTTCCCTAAAATAATTTGGCGAGTTCCTTAAGGCGACTTCCAAGTAAGATAACAGCTTCCGAATGAATGACCCGTTTGCTTCAAAATAAGAAGGGGCAAAAGAGAAGACTATATTTCTAAGAGCGTCTATCGGCTCTTCTCCGTTCCTGTCTATGCGGTCCATCAAGCTTTCTTGAACATACCTGACAACTCCCAACTGCCTAGGGGACAAAGTCCTAGGGTTGGCCATAACTTCTTCCTTGTTCTTTAGCAAGTAGGCCATAGTCCTTCCTACGTCATCTATGTCTCCTCCCATGTCCCTCACCGTCTCTGCTACTTCTCTTTCTGTCTCTAGTGGGGCTTCTATGGAGGCCGCCACCGTCTCCCTGTAGAGTTGCATAATTTGCCACAAGAATGTGTCTGGAGTGAAAGTGTTTTCATTGGTAAAAGGAGCTAGAAAGAGGAGCAGCACTCTGGTGTTAGAACTGAGTTTGCTGCTGATGCTCCCCGGGACCCTGTCAGAATCCAAAACCACACCCCATAAATTTTGTAGATTGCTGAAAGCAGAGTTAAGGTTCACTGTGTTGACCCCTCTGATATTAACTTGCATCATAGTGTCAGGGCCAGATTTAAACAGCGTTACGTTAGGAGCTTCATTGACCATGAGGCGCAAAGACTGTTTAAATGCTTCATAGTTGTGCTGACCCATAGGCACCACGGGCGGCAACCGACTCAAAAAGTCGTTGAGGATGACTTGATTGCTGAGCTCTCCTACGTTCGTTGATCTAATGGCTTCGCTCTGCGCGGCCCTTATGTCTCCCAACAGCACGTTCAAGTTTGACTGAACGTTTGTGCTGTTGTACTTATGTACCCTAATCAGCAAGTCAGAAAACATGGGCCCGACTTCACTAGGTTTCAGGGCTCCCATTGAGACGAGCTCTTGTAAAATGGCTGCGATAGAGTCTGGGGTTGAGTCTTTCCTGGGTTGGACGATTGCGTCTTCTAGAGCCGTCAGTTTATTGGCCAGGGGTTGCCTTCTAAAGTTTTGTACAGCTGTCTGGCTCCTGTTTGCTATTATAGAATCCACGATTTTGTGGGTCCAAGAAGAGGAAGGCTTTAGTCCCGGATCCATTCTTCTTCTTCCTCGTCCGACTCTGGGGCTTCAAGGGCTCCTTTCAGGCTAAACATATAAGACTCGTCACTAGGCTCCACTTGCGTTCTGCATCTTTTTTCTGGCTTCCTGGCACAGTAGTTGTTAGTGTAGCAGCCCAAGCTCTCAGCCAAGGCTAACAAAGCTACAATCATGCGCCTGAAGTAAGTCAGAGTTTTGGACAAGCGGTCCGTAGTGGGGTAGTTTCCCCCACTAGCTTTCTTAGAAAAATTGAGGGCTACCTCGTTTGTAACTGTCAAGAGAGCGGTCAGTCTCGCTCTCTCTGAAGGTTCATCTTTAAAAATCATCTCTATGATAGACAGGAGCTGTAAGAGCCACTCGTTTTTAAGGTGTCCCTCTGCGTCTTTTTCTCCTATGTCTTTCAAGAGTCTACGCAGAGTGGGCTCTGATGTGTGGTTTATGATGGTCACTAACTGCATAGTTAAAGTGTGGTTCGGAGGCAACTCTACAAAAGTGTTCAGAAAGTCCGCCAGGTACATGACTCCCAGAGAAGTAAGAGGGCGGACGAGAAGCTGCGTAAGGTGGCTACAATATGTGTCATGCTGCCACCTTTCAACATCTCTGGTGTGCTGCCCGTTTCTCACTAGTTTGGCCGCCTCCATCTGCCGAATCGCTCGACTTCCCATGTCGTCAGGGACAAAGTCCTCTGGCGTCACAGGGGTACGGTCCAGCTGCACGCAGGCAGAAGACTTGAGACGCAAATCCCTCTCTCCCTCCCCGTACAGTTGTGTGTCATCCCTGTTTAAGTCCACTGCAGGGGGACAAGCTTTATGGAACCTGTCCTCTCTTTGCTTAGACCTCAGCTGCTCTTCTAGGCCCCCAGTTCCAGCAATCCCACAATGTAACTCGGGGTTGTGCTCCTCAGCTCGTCCTTGATCGGGCTGCGACCGAATGTTTTTTAAGATAGGATGCATCTGTAAGTAGACAAATTTGTCTTTTACAGATCGAAGCATGGCACAGGCTCACCGGACAGCGCCCTCAAACTCTGAGATATTTCATGATGACCACTGATTTAAACAACCGCAGGATTCTGAGACAGAGAACAGCTTCCGAGGCCGGTATCCGCTGGGCGAGCAGATACTTTGAGTATCCCGTCACGCAGCTATTGGACTTGAGGCCTTTCGGCCCAGTGACTAGGAACCCACCTTTCGAAGGAGAACCCCCTCCTAATCTTTTAGTGGGGTACTACTACGTCATGAAAGCCATCAACGCTTACTTGTTCGACCAGAGAACTGTCAGCAACATATCTTACAACTTGCAACTGGCCCTAGCTACCAACGAGAGGGCTATGGTGTGGCAGGTCCTTACGGACTCTTCCTATTCCATAGACACAGGGGCGTTTTCTAGGGCCTTAGATGGAAACACCGAAGACTTAGGAGGAACAGTAGTACAAATACAAAACGCAGTCATGATGGACAGAGTGCTCACCAGCTTAACCGTAACCCCAGTGAGAGGGCTAGGGGCAGTGGTCAGAGAACAAAACAACAATGGGATCGCAGCGTTCACAGTTCGCCCAAATTTTCCCCAAGCCAGAGTGTCTAAGAGAGACGCGACTTTGCTTCGCAACATTTGCGAATGCAAAAAAGCACTCATAAATTATATTACTTGGTCCCCGTGCCCCCCACTGCCTTGCCAGTTAGACTTACCTTTCAACGATGGTTGGGTAGAAGACTTTGTTAGACACTTTAGTTCCGCTTCCCCTATGGAAAACAACAGTCAAAACTTAGTGGGAGATTTTGCAGCGGTCATGACCATGGGAAAACAAGCAGGAATGAGAGGGGGAGCTTTGACACTACGCTCAGGAACCCAGACGGGGCTGCCCATGCGACTCAGACAAAGGGAAGGAAGACGTGCAGTCACCGCCACCATGAGGCGGCGGAGAGGGCAAGCAGTGCAATCTTTCATTGACTCCTTACCGATAAGGCGAAGGAGGAGGAGGGGAACTCGTAGGCAGGTAGAGAGAGAAGATTCTGTTAGAGAGCCGCCGTCACCGGGAGAGGGCCCTTCAGGTATCCGAGCTCCTGAGGAAGAAGAAGAAAGTTTTTCAGACGACGTGGGTCTGAGTAGGGAAGACGATAGGGCAGACTTCAATCAAGAAGTCGTAGACACCATCGGCCAGCTAATAGAAGAGCTAGAGAGGGAACTCAATCCAGCGGCCGAGGAAAGCGGGTTCTTTAACTTTAGTCAAAGGATGTACGGCCTGCTTTTGCAGTTGCAGAGAGAAAACAGGTTGACCTTTCAAATGATTTTAACCTGGTTGAGTAATTTCTTTGTGTTGGAGCACCTGGCCAGCACACTTTTTTACTTAAACGAGCAGTTCGTGAGAAACGGCTTAGCCAGGAGAAACATAGGTCTGCAGTTTGCCCAAGTCATTCTGAGAGGGAGGTCAGATACTGGGAGAGAACTGTACACCAGAGTGTGGTACAATAGAGAGAGGGAGGCTTTTCACACTCTGTACGATCGAATTGTCACCGACTTCATCGCCGTGACAGAAATGGCAGACACCGAGACAATGTTTCAAGCTCCCGAAGAGAGGGAGCAGCTTCTGGCCGACATGCAATATGTAGAAAACAGTGGTAGCGTAGATGAAGTTATTGCCCAGCTTCAAACTAGAGCCCAGCAAACCGACTCCGTAGAGCTATCTTTTAGGATTAAATTTTCTGGTCTCGTAGGGTACTCGCAGAATCCAGTAATACAGAGGAGCTTCGAGAGAACCAGAGAGGCAGCCATAGGAAGATGGAGGCGTCAACAACAACAGTAAAGGCACGGTCCACTCACTACATCTGCGGACATGCGGGCGATTCTTTTGTTAAAATTATATATTATAAAGATAAAGTTAAGGCTGTTGTCAGTTACTTAAACATGAACGATTATCTGAACACTTACGCTCTTAAATGTGTGATCCCTGAAAAAATAACCAAAGACTTTTTTTCTTCTTGTCCTGACGACCTCCTTTATAGTACGCTGGCAAGCATACAAAGGGGGTATTCACCAAAGAAGAAGGAAGAACTAGGGGGTAAATGGGAGCCTTTGCTTCTGCTGTATCACAGGGGGGAAGAGTACATCATTAGGGCCGTAGTACCCCAACGCCGCTGCGAGGACTGCGGCAAGCAATTTGTTTCCAGTCACCAGTGCAATGTAAGGCGGAGGGAGTTTTATCATCACGCCGTCTTGCCAGATACAAAGACTTGGTGGAAACCCATTAAGTTTTCCCCCATAGGCGCCCTTTCCAACGCTAAAAGACTGTTCATTATCTATGATATAGAGACTTACACTTTCCATTCCGGGTACGGTAAGCAGCTGGTCCCTTACTTGCTAGTTATGCAGTTCAAAGGGGACAGCAGGCTTCGCTGTGAAGCAGAAAAAATCGCACTGGAATGCGGCTTCCAACCCTACAGACAGTGCTTCATGATGCTAAACAAGGCCAGAGATGTCATTGGACATAAGTTCAAAGATATGAGGGTGCAGCTGCAAAAAAGAGCTGCCTCTGACATCTGGAGCCGGTACAGAGAAAAACACGACATCCTCTCCGAAGAAGGAGTGTCTTATGCTCAGTTAGAAGCAATGGCAAAAGATAACTTGTTGAAAACAGATGCAGAACCCGAATTTACTGAAATCATCGTTGTGGGCCACAACATAACGGGGTTCGATGAAATCGTATTAGCCAGCCATGTCTTGGAGGGGTTGCCGAAAGACGAAGAGCTGCAAATGTTCAAAATCACTAGAAACTTCATGCCCAGAGCAGGCAAGCTGCTTTTCAATGACGTCATTATGGCTCTTCCAAACGCCGCCTTCCAAAAGCCTAAACAATCAACTTTCCAAAGGTGGAAAACGGGTGATTTGCGCCCGGAGGACCTGAAGTGGGAAGGGGTCCGTTTCATGGTAAGAGACACGGTCCTGCTCACCCACAGTTCACTCCGCAACGCTGCCCAGGCTTATCAGTTAGAAGTAAGTAAAGGCCACTGCCCCTACGACGCTCTCAATCAGTACTTCATGGTAGGTACTTACCTGTGCGACGAAAACATGTACCCTGCAAGGGAATACTGGTCAAGCGATGAAGAATATTTAGAAAATAAACCCCCCGATGGAGAAAAGTATGACCTGGTACAAAAAGCTGTGGACTACTGCGTAAATGACGTGAAAGTTACCGTGGCCCTGGTTAAAAAGCTCTGCTCCGGCTACCAGCAGTTCTGCGACGAAGTGCTCAAGCTAGATTGCACCTTTAATGTTTTTCAGAGGCCCACCATCAGCAGCACTACGCACGCCATGTTTAAGCAAATGTTTTACAAGTCCGAACCCTCTGCCGTAGGCAAATTCCTGCCTAACTTAGAGGCTCCGTCAGAAGTCATGTACGAACACATCAGGAAGAGCGTAAGAGGAGGGCGTTGCTATCCTTCTTTCTTGGGCGTTTTTACCGAGCCCCATTTATGCTACGACATCTGCGGCATGTATGCGAGCGCTCTTTCTCATCCCATGCCTTACGGACCCACATTGAGTCCTTTTGACTCTGCCGTGGCGATTGCTGAGTTCCAAAGAAAGTTAGACGGACAATCGGAACTTTCTTATTTTGACCCTGACATCTTTCCCATGATTGTAGTAGCCGATGCCTTCCCTCCTTCCCTTCACTGCTTAGACGTTCTCCCCCCTCTCTGCTCCAAAAGAAGCGGAAAGCTCTGCTGGACCAACGAGCCCCTGCTAGGAGAAGTGTTAACCACAGTTGACCTCATCATGCTGAAAAACAGAGGATGGCGGGTAAAGCTCATCCAAAACGCAGAATGCTACGCGGTGTGGCGAGAGTGGCGCCCGCTGTGTCGCGAGTATGTATCTATTAACATAGCTGCCAAAGAGAAAGCAGACCGTGAAAAAAACCAAACTCAGAGAAGCATTAGCAAACTTTTGTCAAACGCTTTGTATGGCTCCTTCGCCACTAGGTTGGACAACAAACAGGTCGTTTTTATGGACGACATGTCCTCTACCACGCAGAGCGAACTGCGCTCTGGGAAAGCCAGTATAGTGTCTATGACCTCAGTTTGCAGTCGCTCTCTCCCGCAAAAAGACACTTCTTTTTGGGAGCGGTATTTTAACCTACCTCAAGTGGAAGACTCAATCTCCGCAGAATTGAATGATGAGCCGGAGACGGAGCCTTTTATAGGCGGGGAAAGAAGTCACGTGATCTACAAACCTATTACTTTCTTATCTGCAGAGTGCGATAATCTTCTCCTAGCAACTGTTCAGTCCAATTCAGACTGGGTGAAGAACGACAGATACGCCACGCAAGTAGCCTCTTTCGTGCTAGCATGGAGCAGAGCGTTCATGAGTGAGTGGGCTACTATCTTGTACGGGGAAGACATCGGGGTGCCTTACGAGCAAAGAAAACTAAAAAGCGTCTACGGAGACACAGACTCTCTGTTCTTAACCGGAGAAGGACACAGACTGATGATCACTAAAGGCAGGCATAAGCTAAAGAGCAGCGGGAATTCCCTAGTGTATAGAGATGATGGAAACTTAGCTTGGCTGGTAGAGTGTGAGACATCTTGCCCTTCTTGTAAAAGCGACAGCTTCTCCTCTGAATCATGTTTTTTGGCTCCGAAGCTGTATGCGCTGAAAGATACCACGTGCCCTAGCTGCGGTCTGGTGTCCGGGGGAAAACTCAGGGCCAAAGGTCACGCCAAAAGCTGCATTACTTATGATGTACTAAAGTCTTGTTTTCTGGACCACTATCTCTTAGAGCGGCCGACGGAACAGTACCAGTCGGAGAGGACACCCATCAAGAGGACTCTGGCGAACGGGAGTGCGAACAGCGCCCCGTTCACAGTGGTAGAGAAGCAACTGGCGAGAGTGATCCGGCCTTGGAACGACCCGACCATGGCGAGAGGCACGGACCTGAGCCAAGGTTTCCTTCTTTTTCCGTACGACCAGAAGCGGCCCAACCCCCGCCCTCAAGAACCATTGCTAGAGAATCCTTTCTGGGACGATTCATCACAGACTGCCTGAAGTGGAAAAACGACGTGGTAAAAATAGACCCAAACATCTGCAAAGACCCTTTTCCTTCTGATGATGAAATTTTCGGGAACATAGGTTCCCACTCTACTTTACTCAGAGAATTGCACGAATGTGCCTACAGATACCAAAAAGCAGTCAATGCCTCTCACCCCCTGCTGCAAAGAGATGGGTCTCTGAAAACCCTAAACTATGGGGTTCAGCCATTCATAGTGACTGTATACGGTCCCACGGGATCTGGAAAGTCCCAGTTTCTTCGAAATGTAATTTCGTCTAAGATGATTGACCCTCCACCGGAAACCGTTTTCTTTGTTACTCCAGAAAAGGGCACCGTGACCAATGAAGAAAAATTGTCTTGGGAAGCACAGTGCGCTGAAGGCGTGTACAACAGCAAATGCGTGCCCATCACGAAGACGTTCCAGCCGGCATTTGTTAACCTTTCTTTCTCTGAAGCTGTAGATGAAGAAAATCTCAGCATCGACAGCCCCAACAATGTGTTTGTACAAGCCGCGAAGAAAGGTCCAATTTGTATCATCATAGATGAATGCATGAACCAACTTGGAGCATGTAGGTCTATTAGCTCTTTCTTCCACGCCCTTCCCTCAAAAATTTTTGGTCGGTTCCCAGCCTGCACGGGTTACACTGTGCTAGTTGTCCTGCACAATATGAACCCTCGGTCTGACAGAGGGAACATTAAAGACCTCAAAATACAATCCAAGTGTCACATTATCAGCCCGCAGCTAGAGTCCCAGCAAGTATCTAGGTTTATCAAGAATTTCTCTTTCGGGTTCCCCACACCATTAGTGAGCGTGATAAAAGACATAGTAGATCACGCAAAAATGCACTCAAAATTCAGCTGGCTGGTGTACTGCAGCGTCCCCGTGAGAGAATCCTTCAGGTGGAGCTACTACTCTCCCGAAGATCAACTGACCCCTTTATATGTAGACCTACAAGCAGTAATGTATGAAGCATGTCACAACATCCGCAGAGTGTTTTGTAAAAGACTTTATTCTCGAGTTTCTTATGCCAATAAAAGAAAATGGTACGATTAATCTTATGTCTTTCTTCATGCGGCGGGCTGGGTAGCGTCGTCTTTTCTTGTTCCCACCTCCGGAATGATATTGGCCGCAGGAACATTAACAATCTGTTGCCCAGCATTCCCTTGGCACCCTATCACAAACACTTTAGCTGCTAGCGCCGTAGCGACTGCTATCACTCCCGTGTCCCCTGGGCCTCCATACAATGCTCCCCCGTTTATCACAAAAGTAGAGTCAGGCAAAAAGTTGATGAGCTTCATGTCGCCGTACCATTGGGAGTTCCCAGAAAAGTTAGGAAGGCGCGCAGCCGCGTTGTCGAAGTAGAATCCTGCCAAGTTAATGACCCGGTCTGGAAGCTGGAACTCAGTAGGCCACAAGTTTCCTCCATAGTCGCAGTGATTTAAAGTATTACTTGTAAAGCTGCCGTGGGCAGGATTGAAGTTCCCAGCCGCCCCTTCATACCACATGCCCTGCGTGTGCAAGTACATGCACCTACAATTAGAGGCCACGTTTCCACTTCTGGTCCAATTCCCTCCAACCACATTGAAACAAATCTGGCAGTCGCTGAAGTTGTTTTGGCTGGCCAGACCGTATTCTACGCTGCCTCCATTAGCAATCCCTATGCGGCAGCCCCTAAAGCGGCAGTCAGTAATCATGACTTGGCCCCTTCCAAACCGGAACCCGGTGTCTCTCTCCGACCGCTCCAAATATATGGCCGCTCCACCAAAGTTGTAAAAACTACATCCCCTGATAGTGATTCGAGGGTCAATGCACCAGAGCGCCATCTGGTTAGTCAGAACAGCAGAGAACGGCACCAAGCGGTCAGGGCTATCTCCCCCTATGAAGGTGAGATCTTGAATCCTTACATCCATCGGGTTGTCTAAGTCTCCCATGATATGAATAATAGCCCGAGGCCGGAAGTCTTCACCGTGGCACCGTTCCCCGTAGATCCAAACGGGTTTCCGAATGACGACGTTCTTCCAATTGTACTCTGCTCCGGGAACGAGGAACACCACGCTGTTGCGTGCAAAAGCTTCATCAGGAGACTGTCCAGGTAACAGGGTTCCCCGGGGGAGAGGGTACAGGAAGGCAGAAGGGGCAGGCCATTGGTTGATGGGCTTCACCACATACAAATCTTCAACAGAAGTCATTTTCACCGCACGATCGCCGAAGGAAGAATGCCGCTTTCAAACGCGGTCTTGTAGTAAAGAGTACAAAACCTTCGCTGCGCTCTTGCACCTGGCCCAGGTCTCTTCTTTCTCCCCACAAAAGCTGTACTCTGCAGCCCAAAGGAGTAAGGTGCAGAACAGAGCTATAGTAAGAGGCCTTGGGACAGCTTGGCAGGCGAGCTGCAAATCAGATATAAACTTTCCAGTCTTCAACAGCCTGTTAAGCTCGTTGTGGTACTTGGTCGTGTGCACTTTTATCTGGTTAAGCATCTCCAATGTCTTCCAGAGTCTTGGTGTAAGTAATGTAGGCTGCTGCCACCACCTCCAAGGGTACCCGCTGGTTTCTGCGATTAACTTAGCGAGATCCTCTTCGCTGATATAACGGCCCATCTCATAAGCCATTCGTTGAACCTTCATCGTTCTTCTTCCCAATAGACAGTTTCGCCTCTGCCACTCCCAGTCAAGCGGGAAACGTTTAAACACAATTTACTAAGGTATTCAAACATCCAATCGGAATTGGGGGACTCACCGTTGGTCACGGTAAGGTTCCGCGCCCCGTCCATAAACTGCGCTAAGTCAGCTTTGCAATCCCTTCGAGTGAGAGCCAGAGCCGCAGACGTAACAATAGACGACTCTTTAGCCAAAGCGGGGATATACAAGACAGAAAAGTCACTGAACAGGTACCCCTTCACGAGCCTCCACTCGAAGAAGTCCACAGTCGTTTCCCCGCCCACAGGTACTATATAGAAGTGACGGTCCGCTCCCTTCATTTCTGGCCTCTCACGATGTACCAGCAGAATGCAGCGGGTCTAGCAGGGACTGCTTTTTTAATGAAGAGTCGTGGAGGGGCCGTCCGAAGAAGAAAAGTAACTAGGAGACGACCCACTGGAAGAAAGACTGCTGCTAGAAGAAGGACCGATGCTCTCAGAAAGGCAGTCAGAGAGCTCATACGCCGAGTGAAACCTCGTTCGCCGAGGCAAACTGGGGCTAGGTCTGCACCCAAGAGCCCCGAAAGCAGCTACGACTTCTTGCGCAGCGGGACCCCTCGTTACGAAAGGGACTCTAGGAGGCCTCCAGCAGATAGGGTCGTAATGATTGATAGAGAAAGCGTGTGGAAAGGAGCGCAAGTCCCTCAACCGCCACAGCAGCCAATGTGGTTTCCTCCTTGGATGATGCAGTGGCAACACGCCCCCTCCCGCCCCTGCAGAGCGGTGCTTCCGGCCCCTGTCAGAATAAGAGAAGAAGAAGGAAATGCACAAATCTTTAAAGACGCGAGAGACGTAGCAGAGGGAAACTACTTGCCTCGGCGTCCTGCAGACGGTGAGGCGGACAGAGACAACAGAGTCAGGAACAGGTGGAGCCTAGAACAGGTCCTCCGGACCTTAGAAAGGATCCCAGCTCGGGGAAGAAAGTTAATTTTGACCGGATTGTTCGGCACGGCGGTGGGAGTGGTCCTTGACCTGTTACTCGGTTCTCCCCTCAACCTAACCACACGCTTGGTTCGGCTAATAGTGGGGTTTGTGCCAGGAGGAAACCTGATTCTGAATGCTCTAGACGGGCTGGGGTATCTCATGAGCAGGTTCCCTTCAAACCCTCTGCAGATCACGTATGACCCGGGGTTCCAAAGACTCGCTAACTCTGTCCAACAAAATATTCCCCAGGGCACGGCAGAAGCACTGGCACACGCGGCGGAACAGCAAGTAGGAGAAGGATTCGCTAGAAACCTAGCCGCGGCTATGAGTTACCTGGTCGGAAGCGCCCCCTCAGCTGCACCCATGGCCATCCCGCTCGCCCTCGTCCGACCGTTTAGGCCGTGAAAACTCAGAAAGGACAAAAGAAGAAACAAAGACAGGAAGAATACAAAAGCAAAAATTTTTGTCTGTTCGACTGAGGTCTCCCAACCAGGGGGCTACTAGTAACACTGCGTAATAAAAATCTGAGCAAAACTTTTCAGTCGACCGGATTCTGTGTCTTTATTGCTTGGTAGGGCAGAATATGGTCTCATCCCCAAAAAATTAATTTCCAGAAAATTGCGCCCAAGGTGCAGTAACGCGCCGTCCCCGCTAGTAAATGCGACCGCTGAGCACAAAATGGCCGCCCCATTGAAATACATGCAAAAAATCCGCTCTGCGGGTTATATATTATGAATG